TAGGTAAGAATCCCTTAGAGTATTCTTTATTATTATCAATGTATTTCTCAATGATTTCATGAACAGCAGTACCTCTAGTAGATGCTTTATATGAAATCCTATCTGCTTTATCCTGTCCTACTCTCTTTCGCCATTTATCTATAGAATCTTTAGATAAGATAGAAAGTACGGATGTTACAGAGGGAAAGGTTTCATGATTTGGTGTTTCATATAACCTAGTGCCATTTTTATATGTTACATTAAGATCATCATAACCTAGTTGTATGTTTAAATGCTTAAAATTCTTATATCTCTTCATAATATTAATATCCTAAATGTTCCTTAGAACAGATATAATCTCTAACAATATCTGACCTAACGATGTCTGCCCAAGTAAATTCAATAATCCTAAACCCTTTTAAGGTTTCTAATATATCTATAAAGTTTCTAATCCCGTCTCTTTCTGATTTCTTATGAAGATCTGATTGATAATAATCACCACACATTATGAAGCGACAATTCTTACCTATTCGTGTTATAACAGAATCAAGCTCATGAAAGTTGCAATTCTGTGATTCATCTATAACCAGAATAGCATTATTAAAAGTTTGCCCACGAACAAAAGAAGTTGAAAGAAACTCTATTTTCGAAGTATGTAAAAGTATATCCCATGCATCATATATATCTTCAAACATTTCAGCACATAGACTTTTATATGGTAGTGTATAAACTTCTTTCTTTTCTTCTTCTGTCCCGGGCAAAAAACCAATATCCCTTGTTGGTACTATTGATCTAACTATAATAACTTTCTCATATTGTGTAGACTTATCAAGAACCTGTGATAATGCTAAATGTAACGCCAAATATGTTTTCCCTGTACCTGCGGATCCTGATAGTATTAAATTATCATCTGACTTCCATCTTTGTATAGCTTCATTCTGTTTGTCTGATAAGGCATCAAGTGTTGTTAAATCATCATATCTAATTTTTAAGTTAGCCAATATTAGTATTTCCTTATTTTGATGTTATAGTGTTGTATTTAGGATCTTGTGAAGCCCCTGCATTAATTTTAGATAATACTTCTTTAAATCCATCATCGGTCCTACCTACTACATCACCCGTTTCATATACTATTCTAGGTGCTCCAATCACCTGCTTAACCAATCCTTGAACTTTACATTCAGGACATGGTTCTTCTAAGGGTTTATTCCTCATAGAAATTGGACTAAACTTTTCAAAAGTTAAATCACAATTACAACAATTATAATCATATGTTGGCATTATTAATCATACTCCATTTGTTCTATTTGATCTGTTAAATAATCGTACTTACATTTTACTCGGTATGCTAATTTAGAGTTCCCTTCCTTCTCTAATTTAAAGACTTGATGTTTTATATCTTTATGGTACTTCTTAATACGTTGAAGTTGATGCATACTTATAATTGGCATGTGATACCTTTAAGGTTGTTATAGGAATCATAATATAAGATTACTTATTACTGATTAGCCCTCCCCAGACTGTGTTACATAATTTTGACGTAAGACCTTTATACTGGCCTTTCAGTTTCTTATCTTTCATCATAATGACTAATTCTGCGTCCCTAGGATGAATAGATTCTAATAAATCAATAAACATTTTCTCTCTACGGGCAGATGGTACTGATGTTCCTGGTCCTTCATCTGCGAAATAATTGAATACTGATGTTTTATCAATCAATGATGATATATCTTCTGCTTTGTTAGGTGTATAGGGTATAGATCCTTTAGGAATCCAATTGAATGTAATAGAGTTATCAAAAGATCCTTTTAAGAAATCCCTAATAGCTAAACAATCATTATCTTTAAGAAATGTAGCCTTTGCCTTAGCTGATTTTACTTTACCTACAGCCTCAAGTAATTCATACATATGCTTATATTCACTCATACTAATAATATCCTCTTTAAAAATCTTGTATACAATCCATTAACATCTTACATCTATTCTTAATCAAATAGTTTAATATCTTTGATCTAGGTGCAATCTGTGTGTTCTCATAACTACTTATAATACTATCTTTTATCTCTTTTGGTACATAAGAGAGATCGATTAACTTTCTATTACGATAATAGTTCCGTTGTACTTCGGTCGGCATGAAATTGAAATCGTCTAACCATAACGCGATCTTCTTCTTAGTCATTGGTTTCTGTCTAATTGAATCAACTAAGAAGTTATCACCTGATAAGATATTAGGTACACCATCAGATGTATCACCTTTACAGATATGTTCGAATAGATAATCAGGGGAAGACCCAGAAATGAACTTCTTGGTCATTGGGGAATATTGTGTGATATTAGTAGTACCTTCTTGAAGTTGAATAAAGTCTTTATCCGCTGATACAATCATTACCTTATCATGCTTACCAAACTCTTGAGTTTCAGCACATAAGACTCCAATAATATCATCCGCTTCAGCTTTATCCACTTTAATAACTTTGTACGGGAAGTTCTCTTTAATCTCATCAGTCACCTTATTAATAATCTCATACAACTTATTCCAATCCATTGTATCTTTATCTCTACTCTTTTTACGATTAGCTTTATATTGTGGAAAGTAATCCTTTCTCCATGATCCACCTTCAAGTGCTATAACGACTTCAGGACCATAGTTACCTTTAAACTTCAATGTATACATACGAATCGTATTAAGAATCATATGCCTGATTAGATCCTCTTGGAGATCTAATCTCTGTGTTATTACATTACCTACTGCTATACCATTATAATCTATAATAATCATTATTTACTCTCACTTTTCACACACGATTTATATATTAATTCTCTTGCCTTAGTTGCACACTTCCATCCATATACCTTAGCCCATCTATTAGGTTCCAGATCTTTATAATGCTGAAAGAAATGAAGAATCTGATTTAATGTCCTTTTTGGTACATCTTCAATATCATTCCAATCCTCATATAATCTATCAATAGGAACAGCTAATATCTTATTATCAACACCTTCTTCATCTTCCATTTCTAACACACCTAATACTTTACATCTTGCAATACAGCCAGATAATAAAGGATAAGGTGATATCACTAATACATCTACAGGATCACCATCTTCTGCTAAAGTTGCTGGTATGAATCCATAGTTACATGGATAATGCATTGCTGTATCAAGAAATCTATCTAGATACAATTCACCTGTCATATCATCTACTTCATACTTCACTGGGTTAGACTCCATAGGAATCTCAATAGTTACATTTATCATTATATATCCTATATTATACTACATTTGTCTGTTAATGTCAAGTGTTTCTTTTAGTTTTTTTAAATGAGCGGCACGAACCTTTACCATTATCCAATCATTATAATAATCATCTGACAGTAACACATCATGTTCAAATTGTAACTTAGCTTCAAAATAAGCACATTCAGACTTACTCTTACATAGTCTTAATATAGTTCTTTTGAATCTACTTTTATCTTTGTTTACTTCTACTAATAGCCTTTCAGATGATCCATAATACTTTTTCCAATCCGATTCAGCCAAGTACTTTTTCTTTTTACCTTTAACTTGTCGTGTCTTTCGTGCCCAGAAGAACTTTTTGCCAATGTACTTTTTGCCACTTGTTCTATCCTGTATCTGATATACGAACCCGTACATTGTCTTGCTAGTACAGTCTTCCGGTAAGTGGTAAATCTTGTCTTCATATATCCATTCCCCACACTCTTCCTCAATCTCATCTTTAACGGTGTTAACCTCCTTCCCAATCTTTGGTATAGATTCGCCATCATCAATAATCTCCATTATCATTATCGTCTAATTTATCATTCGTTATATCTACTTTACCTGAGCAGAATGGACAATATGATGGTAACACATTGTTCTCTTCATACACTTCTGAATACAGTACACCAAACTCAATATTACAATCAGGACAATGCATATCGAACTCAGATTCAGGATCATTATGCAGCATATACTTCCCCCCATGCACCTTTAAGACCGCCTACTTCATATTCAGTAACACGATTCTCAAAGAAGTTAGTATGATCAGGGGCATTAAGTACCCAATCTAACCATGGTAATGGATTGTCTTTTACTTCAAAATTAGGTTTTAATCCTAACTGTAATAATCTACGATCTGCAATATGTCTAATATACAACTTAACATCTTCTTTCTGTAGTCCTGCCATTGCTATACTTAAATCATCTACTCCTATTTCACCATTATAAGCCAAGTCAATGAAACTATCTTCTAATTCAACTACTTGTCTTAACATAGTATAGATCTCCCGTTTGAAATCATCTGTTACTACTCTAGGATGCTCTTCACAGAACCCTCTAAATATCTGTGTCATACCATCTACATGCATGGTTTCGTCCCTGATACTCCATTCTACTACTTTACACATTCCTTTCATCTTACCAAACCTTTGAAAGTTCC